CATCGAGAACGTATTTCCACGGCGGAATGGAATACAAATTACTTCCAAGGAAATCGATGTAAGATGCACCGGATACGTCCTTGAATATATCGAAAAATGGTTTCCATGTATTCATACTGGGGTCCAGTTGATGAACCAGTTGTAAGACGGCACTTTCTTCTTTCCATAGAAAGGAAAAGTAAAATTCATTGGAAACGTTGGTACCGTTTGATAGATATGCGACAGAATCGAAATTCGTATGGTATAAATTTATCCATCTGCGAACATCTGCATACGTGTCGCGATGATAGGTAACGACGACATAATCGACAGTCGGTAATAAACATCCAAGGAGAAATGCGTAACCGCGAACACGACTATCCATGAGGACGAGGCGTCTCGTTCCTGATATATCTTCTCGCGACCGGTTATAAGACCATTCGACCGGCATATGCGGTTTCGAATATGGTATTGACGGAGGTGGAATTGATATTGACATCGAAGTCATACTGCAGTCCATCGAGACTGGACCACTGCAGTCCATTGAGACTGGACCACTGCAGTCCGTCATCGTATGATGACCGTGTCCATGACCGTTACTACAATCGCAACAAGTACGACCATTGCAACTACAATCACAGTAAAAATGATGGAACATCTGGCAACTACACGATGTACAACACGTATTCCACGATGCATCTGTTTCCATTCCCAATAAGTCATAAAATGTTATAGTCCCAGACCCGTCGATATAAATCATGCAACATGAACCATTACGCGGAATCGTCCAATTCGATACAACCGATGGCAATGTATGCGATGTAGTAGGCAACGAGGAAGGCATCGACATATTCAAAATCTAAAAAGAGTAATTCAGGGATACACGTCATCCGATATTATATTTCGAGAAATTAAATCCCATTCCCATTAATTCGAATATGCGACACCTGCCATACCGCTAACAATACGCAAGACATTGTAATTCACCGCGTATATTTCCATATTACATGGTTGTGAAACGGTATGATGTAAGATAACACTATCAATACGTGAGAAATTACTCGTTCCTGTTGGTTGGTATTGTTCCGGACGAGCCGCAAATGAATAGGTATAATATCCACCTTCTTGTCTTTCCTTGGATTGTTGATGCCCGCCACTATGATGGTTGTATGCCTGGACGAGACGATAATATCCCGAGTCCATATCGTTGATACGATTGACACCATTGAATTCGATACGGAACTTTTCCATAAGGTCATTTCCTTGTGGATTCCAGTAATCGAATGACCCGATGCGCGATTGCAGTTGATAGTTCCATATTAATTCCTTGATTGGATGATTGAAATGCAATTCCGTCATCGTGTAATTTCGGTCTAATACAAACGGATTCGAGTATTGAACTTGTTCAATCAGATATTCATGTTCTAAATTCGCATACAAACGACGTTCATCGGTGTCGAGGTATATGTAATCACCATACACACGCCCGTCTTTAATGACGAGGTTGTGATTGTAATTAATCGTTCCTCCGACGATGAAATCGTGCTCTGATGTATAGGACATACGCGTTACGTTTTCAGCGGCAATCGACTGGACCACCGAGTTTGCCGAACTACTACCCCCATTCGACGATGATGACCCATATATCCATTCACAATTAACAGTATCGAACATATTTGGACTCACATTCTTATAAACGTTGTATTTGACGACATACGAATTCATATTACTACTTGAGGCAGTTCCCGATAAATCGCGCGTCGGACTGATATATAATCGTTCTCGATACTCTCCGGCAATGACAATATACCCATCGCGTTCCTGTGTTACCGAAAGTGCGCGATTTTCATTACAATTCACTTGGAATACAGTTGTACTACGACCAGACGTAATATTGACAATATCTGGAATGTGTATCACAAATGAACGAGCTGCAGTATTTTGCGTCGTGATGATCGGTTTCGTTTCGCCGACGACAAAGACCCCTTCATTTAAATCGTATTCGACGTCGTGTGCAATTTGATAGTCGGTTTCATTTAATAATCCGACATAGGTCCATTTGTGTAACCCATCGACAGGGTCACGACGTATCACTCCGATGAATGCACGTTCGTCGTATGTCGGCGATTGAGTTGTGACATCGACGAGCGAATTTGCAGAGGTCCAACCTGATGTAGGGTCGTATGTATCATAGACGGCGAATTCACCGTTTAGTGACCCGACGACGATAATTAAATCGTTTTTGGTATAGGTGATAGACCGTGCATTGATGTTCCATGATGCGTTCGATACAGTCGATTGTAAATAATTCACCCACTTCCAACCACTTGCATCCACTTCGGCAACGAATACGGAACGGTAATTGTCACCGGTTGCATTGTCCGGACTGCCGAAACCTTGTTGAATAGAGAATTGGTTGAAACTACTGTCATTCGAGAAATTACCAGTTACGAATATCTTTCCATCGTCGGATACAAAGACACCATTACCACTATCGGTATAATTAATATCATAACCGGTTGCGGTATGCGCCCATTTCCATCGACGGTCGTTTCCTAATTTTGCAATGAAAATATCAGTCGTACAAGATTCCGATACAAGTGTAAGACCTTGTGTCACTCCGTCAATTGTATTGATAAAATGCGCAACACCCGCGAAATAACCGCTCACATAGACATTTCCATCGAGGTCGATATCGATACCATACACACGGTCGAATTCGGAACCACCTGCCGAATCTGCGGATAACCAGTTACCATATTGGTCAATCTTGGCAATGAAAATATCCTGTGAATGTTCAAATGAATTCAATGATAGGTCTGACCCTTCGAATGTAATATGACCTGTATATACACCGGCAACGACGATGTCACCGTTTGATATATCGCGAACTTTTAATGCATTGACAGTTATATTACTGGACATATCGATATAGTTAATCTTACGTGCCCATTGCCAACCACTCGATGTGACTTTTGCAACGTATCCCGCTTCGACGTTATTACCTACTGCACCGGTTTGTAGAACGACGGAACCCATCGTAAGTGTTCTCGAGAATTTACCAGAAATATAAGAAGGATTTTCGTGATTACTGATACTATTCAGGTCATTATTACTTGTCCATGAAATCGGGTCTGCATATTTGATATTACAACGGACATCATGGTATTGAAGTGCAACCATCGGTAATGCGAGACCCGGGTTCTTCGAAAACCAGAATGGTAATTCGACATAGGTTTTTGATTCATCTTTATTGATTAAGATGGATGCGTTTGACATCTGGCGCGAACGTTCCCAATCTTCGTAATTATTTGATAATTGTGCCCAGATATCAATCCATTTACCGTATAATTTATCGACAACCTGACTACCAATAGTCAATTCGGCATATTCAATTAATTTATTCGCAATACGTGGATGGTATTCGTCGAGGCGGATCATCGGTTGATATCCAATGACGAGTGTCGAGTTGTCCGGATAGGATGCAGTTGTAACCGGTTTGAAATCAGGATTCAACAGTTCATAATCTTTACCGGTCATATTATCGTGAAAAATGTATTGGTTCCCTTGGGTCGTATAATATCCATCAGTCAAATGATTATATACACCATTACTGTATAATTCCAATGTACCTGTAGCATTTTGGACACTTAAGAATTCATGTCCGAGATTCATTTCGACCACCATATTTTTCAATAGGTCGCCGGAACGTTCTACATTGACCGACGTGTATTGACTGAATTGAATTCGACCATCAACTGGTAAAAACATAGATTCCATTGCGAAGTGTGTGTATTTGCTGTAAACTTTTTTAAAAAAGGTAATCTGCGGGTTACCAATCAGGTATATATCATGTAATCCACAGGATATAAGTTGAATAATGCCTCCCGCCATTGTATGACGTATCCAAAGTTTATAATATACTTATTTATTTTTTTGCTCATAAATACGATAGATGCGTAACTGGAATGGTCGATAGTCTTTAATGACCGTATTCGAGGGAATGTATTCGGTTGTCCATTCACTGTCTTCATTTTCATCTGATAGGTCTTCATCATATTCGTCCAATATGAGATTTATCTTCTGAAATGCTTCTTCTACTGTATCATAAAGTGATGCGGAATAATAGATGCATTCCAAGCGAACTTTCAAATTATTCATCGTCGGTATTAATTCCGATAACATGTTAATATGTTCTAATGTTGTCATTAACATATGTTCGACATGTGTTCCATTGTCGAGTATCACCCATTTATCAACGATAATGTGCATCATAATCATAATTGACATCATCTGTTCCTCAATCATATCGACATCCACTTCATATTCGCGCCCACGTCCATCGATTGGTTCTATCGTATTGCCGACATCGCGTAGTTCAATTCCGGTTCTATCGTTCGGATTGGATTCCGATACGTCAGACAATGATAGTTCATCATTAATCGTGTATGCATCAATCGCATCTTCACTTGCACTACGAACGGATTTTGTGGATTGAACTGATGAGACTGAATCGAATAGCGAACGTTGTATAGACTGTTGTAATTGTAATACGTGTAGGTTTTTCGTGCGCTGTAGATAAATGAGTTTGACAAATAGATTCCGTAGAAAACTGGTCATGATATCGACCGTTAGAATTAAAAATTTGTGCGACGGTCCAGAACCCGACCCAGACCCAGATGAAACAGATGATTGTGCGGTCGAATCGATTGTAAATGTTGGTTTGTATAAATATAATGGTCCGATTGTCTTCTCAATGATAATTTCTTTTATTTCCGAAATGTAAATCTGTAAGGAATTCATCGACATACTGGTGAATATACAATCTTCAAATATAACGACGACTCGTTCTGCCATATCAAGACTTACTTTGGCATGACGTGTATAATGATACATCGTTTTGAAAATATACAACAATGTGTCGGCACAGGCAATCGCATAAGATTCGTCCAATTTAGTTCTCTGTATCTTACATAATGCAAATACATATAATCCTAATATGGAATATAAAATTTTGTAGGTTTCAATGTCCGGGATTTGAATCTGTTTTTGAATATATGAAATAAATTCCGTTGTTAGTTCAGATTTTGCAGATGACATAAACGAAACGATTGAAAAAGGAAAACGATAACATTAAACTACTATAGATTTATAAAATTGAAATCGATAGAATATTTGGAATATGATTGTGCGTTTGAATTGCAATCTTTTAATGACAACTTATTGTGGGGCGGACAATCGGACAAATGAAGCTATCACATAAGACACGGAGAGTCGATTCCCCATCGATTCGTCTTATTTTATAGTTCATGACGGCATTTTACGTAGAATGTTGTTGTTCAATTGTCCAAGGTAATTCTTATTTATAAGAACGTCAATGGAGACCCCAACGAAGAGGCCTTAACTGCGCGAAATGTTCTCGGACGTTTCCTGCTACCAAGGTGACGTGTTTTTCCTGGCGCAAAGAAGATACCTTTTCATAAATCCGGTAAAACGGCCTTTTTATGAATATGTATGAATATCAATGAATCCGTCGAGTTTTCATATAACGACATCTCGTATGAATAGGATACAAAATTATCTGCGACCTATATAGTTGAAAATATATGTCACGCTTCGTCGAACTCGCAAGAAACTCTTACAATTCGATTGCCGTATATTCACCCTATACGGTCCGCAACCGTCTTCGCTGGTGGAACGAACTCTTGCCGACCATTCCACCATATTATGCAATCAAGTCGTTTGATCATCCGTCTATCCTACATACCACTGGAACTTCGGGATTAATTGGTGGGTTCGATGTTGCAAGTCGTGGAGAAATCGAAAAGGTTGTAAAGTATGGACTTCCCATGATACACTCGAATCCTGTTAAATTAGATGAAGATATACGTTCTGCAAAAGACAATGCCGTGACCATGCATGTATGTGATGACCTTGAAACGATATTGAGAGTTCGACGAATTCAACCGGATTCCCGGATTATATGGCGCATTAAATCGATGGAACAATTCTCGCGTATTCGATTCAATGAAAAATTCGGCAGTTCCGTTCTTTCTACCGGGAGAATACTACGCGATTTCCAGAATCATGCACTTGGGTCAGTCGACGGTCTATCCTTCCACGTCGGTTCTGCCTGTTCCAATATGAACGTATTCTTATCGATGATGAAGCACATTGAACGTGACTTATTTCCAAAATGGCAAAAGGTATCGATGCCTCTACCTAAATTAATTGATATCGGTGGCGGATTTCGCTCTATCGACGGACTCCATAGTATATCAAAGGAACTTACACAATTGACGCGAGATTGGAAACGACGTTATGGTATCGATTTTATTGCAGAACCAGGACGATATATTTCAGAGGATTCCATACGATTATATACGAGAGTGATTGGTGTAAAGAAGCGTGACGCGGTTTATACTCGTGCAGGAAAACAAGTGGACCATTACAATATCCATATCAATGATTCGATATACCAGTCATTTAGTGGAATCATCTTCGACCAGATGAAACCGGTTCCGGAACCGACCTATGCACCAATTAGTATTCGTTCGAATGCGATATGCACGATATGGGGCAATACATGTGATGGTTGTGATAAGATTGTCGATTCGACTCTTATGTCAATTCCGCGATTGAATGATGTATTACGATGGAGAAAGATGGGTGCATATACGCTTGTGAGCGGAACAGTTGGGTTCAATGGGTTTGAACCACCGCGCGTTGTATCGGTTGATGAGACGGATTAACAATTACGCATAATTAAATAATTGTAAGATAAAGACAAATTTGTTATCCTTATTTATAACGGAATACGCACATACAGTACACTACGCTACACTATGACAAAAAAGAATAAATCATCGGTGAAACCTTCTGTAAATACATCTGCAGACGAATCCCCAAAGTGGTATGATTCTATCGACCAATTTGTCTATATCAATCTCGACCACCGAACCGACCGCAATGCAAGTATTATCAAAGAAATGGCGCGTATGAAGATACCCGTCACAAAATTCCAGCGTCTTTCTGCCGTTCGTAATGACCGTGGCGCAATCGGATGTACATTTAGTCACATCAAGTGCCTACAACTCGCAATCGAAAAAAAATGGAAAAATATTGCAATTCTCGAAGACGATTTCATCTTTATCGATAGTGCAGAAAAGGTGGAACAAGGTATTCGTTACTTCTTTGAAACCGTTGTTCCTAAAGTTCCAGACTGGACCGTCGTGAATCTATCGCGGGGTGCATCACAACAGATGGAATACGTCGATGCAGAAACATTTAAACCAATGGGAACGAATAGTAGTGACGGAAATCCAGACCCTCTCGTATGTAAAGCAAATGCAATCTCATCGACATCGGGATACATAGTCAATCATACTTTTTACCAGACCTTATTGAATAACTATAAAGAAGGTCTCGTTGGTCTAATGAAGACTTATGACAAACCGATCTATGCCCTCGACATGTATTGGATGTCATTACAACGTGCGAGTTCGACCTGGTTCATTTTCAATCCATCGTTGGGTTATCAATATGAATCCTATAGTGACGTAGAACAACGTGTGGTCGATTACGTTGCATTCGATAAAAGTATTTCGTTTGAAAATAAATACTATTTCACGGTGACACTCAAGGGCGGTCTAGGTAATCAAATGTTCCAAATCGCATCGGGATGTGCTATCGCATGGATGAATGGTATGGAACCGGTATTTGAAAAAATATACGAATCACCGTCCGTATTCGAATCGCGTCCAGTCTATTGGTCCTCTTTATTTAAGAATGTTCCGATTAAGAAAACACACGAAATGGAAAAAATATCATGGATTCCTCTTCAATATCCGACCAATGTATTTTCACCTGTTCGTATTCCACACAATAAGCATTACCGTATGAGCGCATATCTACAAAATCCACGTTTCTTTGAAAATTATTATCACAAGATTGTATCGATGTTCCGATTACCAGACGAACAAATGGGCGAATTACGGTCGATATTCCGTAAGGATGTCCTCGGCGGTCAATTGAGACCGAATGTGATGGTTCATGTTCGTCGCGGTGATTACACGAAATTATCGCATATTCATACGGTTCAACCGATGGACTATTATACACGCTCAATGACTTATTTAGAATCGCAAATTGATACACATCGCGATGTCATCGGTTATTCATCGTCCGACCTTGTCTATATTGTATTTTCAGATGATATCGAATGGTGTAAAGGCACCTTCGCGGAATCTGCATCGAATAAACATGTTATATTCATTGATGACGCAGTCCATCGTGCATGTAAGTCGAATACACTATTAAAAGATGTTCCGATGGATGTATGCGAACTCATGATGATGACATTGTCTCTTCATGCGATTATATGTAATTCGACATTCAGTTGGTGGGGTGCATATCTCAATCCGAATCCAACAAAATTAGTGATTGCGCCACAAAAATGGTTCGAAGACCCTGAAAAGAACAAAGATGGGTTGAATATCATTGATAATCGTATGATTGTATTGTAAATATAAAAGCATTCTACAATAGTATAGAGTATAGGCATACACAATGGATAACGAAATAACGGCATCGAAAGAGCGCATCAACGGCGCGATTCTTATATTCAGTTGTCACCGACATATGAACACACGTCTCAAAGAATTCGGTCTTAAAAAGAACGACTATGCGGGTTGGAAAGTATTTACATTTATCGGCGACCCGCGTATTGCAGAACCGTATCAACGTAAAGGTAATATGTTCCTATTAAAATGCGAAGATTCCTACATCCATATATTGAAAAAGGTTGCACTCGGTATGAAGGTCATACTGGAATGCTATGATATCGAAGAAGGGATGTTACGATGTGGCGATGACCTCGCATTCGACGAAGATAAAATGATACGATTCTTAAATAGTCCGAACAAAGGGGATTATATGGGACGTGTGATACGCCCTAGCAAACCCGGATTGAAACACACCGACAATTTCATGACAAGTTACTTCTATACACACCCACAAGACCTGTTGAACCCGTTGAATGGTATTACGATGAGCTTGCAAGAAATGATGAAATTCAACGAGATTCCATTGGTCCCATTTGCGTCAGGCGTGGTTGTTTATTTTTCAAAGAAGGCATGTGAGATAGTGATTGCGGAAATGGACAAGGTATCATGGAATATCTATTTTTACAATAAGGTATTTGGATATCCCTATGTCATCGAAGATGTCGGTATTGGATTCTGTATGAATAAACATAAGATTAATCCGGTCCATGTATTTTTCTATTCTGATTATCCACAAGATGTGAATAACGATAATCCGACCGTCTTTGCCTATCATACGAATAAGTATAAGTAATTATATAAAAGACACGAATCGTGTATGTTCTATAATTACTTACATCATGAATACACCGTCAAGAAACTATATCATTCGAATATTTGCAGACTTTGCGACACCAGAAGGTATAAAAGAATCGCTAGAAAAGTGTTTTTGTACCAACATCATTCCATACTATGGGACGGGGCCTGGAATGAAGGTTCAATTCACAACGGATAATGATGACTATACACATGCGATTATTATTAATACCGCGATGCCGAAATTACGTAATGGGTTAAATAAGACCCGTGTGGTCGGTCTCGCATATGAACCGAACCACGTCCAACCATTTCTGAATATAACATCGGAATTTATTAAATATGCCAAAAAGTATATCGGACGATACTATATTGGTGACTTGAAGGGTCTAGAGGAACCGTTCGTTGAAGGGTACGCATATATTACATACAGTGTACCGAAATGGATATATGATATCAAGATTCCGCACCCGATGCCACATACCAATCATCAGTTAATGTCGATTATGATTAGTGGAAAGATGTATGCACCGGGACATATCTATCGCCATCGCCTTGTTCGCGGAATACTACAATCGAACTTACCGGTCGATATCTATGGCAATGGATGTATCATGTATCGAAACTCACCTTATGCCAACGACCCGCGTCTCAAAGGACCATTTGCCGAATATGAACCATATGAAAACTACAAGTTTCATGTTGCCATCGAAAATTTCCAATCGAATTACTATTTCAGTGAAAAAATCATCAATCCGCTCCTATCGGGTTCTATACCCGTCTATTTAGGATGCCGTAATATCTCAAAGTTCTTTGGTGATACTCCGATAGTGATGTCTGGTAATTTGGAAGACGATATGCAGTTGATAATCGATATCGTCGAACATCCCGATAAATACATGCGCGATATCGATGTTGAAAAAGTGGAAGAACGCGTGAATTTAATTAAGAATATCGATGAACTTTTCGAATACAATAACAATAAATGATGACGATGACGTTGGCGAATGTCGGATACTCGACGAGGACGTCAAACACATGTCTTTCATATAGGTCCAAATGAAACTTATATGAACTACAACTTACTTGCGCGATTTCTTCTTATGCATGGTTTCTTTCACACTCGCGAACGATTCGGATGAACTTGCGTCTTCTTCGTAACGATTCATATCCCATCCGCGTTTATATAAATCGGTCACATCCATGATTGCAAAACGATTCTTATTGGTCATCTTTGGATTGTCGCTGGATTTTACTACCTGGTAGTCGTATAATACCTTCATGAAATCATTGTAAAATGTGTCTTTCGATTCTGCCGATTTTTCTAAACTATAACCTGCAAGGCGAATCATTTGACAGATGGATTCGATATAACTGTCACAATATTCTAATGGTGCAATGTCGAAATAGTTTAATAAACCGTCGTAGTATTGTTTGACTTCTTGATAGGTAATCATATGTTGGACAAACATATTCGCAATAAATAAGAACAACCCCGTGAATTTCATCTTGGTCTTGAACACATTACGTATTTCTTCTTCGTCCATATCTGCGCGACAATCTTGGATACGCGTTTGGACTGAACTGGTGTATAATTGTTCTGCTTTATTGCGACTGTACTGTCCTACATGTTCGTAACCTTTCTTGTATATATCGCCGACGAGTTGCGCATATAACTCGCTGTATGTCTTTTCTTTCGATGCCTTTTCAAATAAACTATCGACTAATACTTCGAGACCTTTTTCGGAAGATGCAGATTCATCACCACTGGATACAAATGCATCATAGGACTCAATGATTTTTTCTAATATGACTGAATAATTCTTTGGCGAAATCTTATTTAAATTGGACTGGACTGCTGATTCATACTTTTCTAATGGGGACTGACTTGCACTTTCTTCGCGTTCCTTGCGCCATTGTTGTGCCACGGAGTCACGAATCTTGTATTTTAATCGCATTGGACTCTTACATCGGACGAAGCGGTTATTTCTCTTTATATCGAGTAGTCGATTGACGATATCTTCGTCGAGAACCGCATCGAACGAACTATGAAGATGTTGGATGAATTCAAACGAATATACACGTATTAATTCTGCGGTCACACTCATCTTGGAAATGTGTAAATTTTACGTAATCTATCATCCACCATAGTGTTTAAGTAATAGTGGATGCGATTGCAAATACTTTTCAAAAAAATCGATTGATATATAGATTGATTGATTTGAAAATTATTATTGTAGGGTCATGGTCTTGTCTATTGTCTTAACGTTGCAGTGACTTTCCATATACGTTCAGATACCTTGCCGTTTTGAGCATCGATACCGATAATATTACTGAATAATGCACTGATTGTACTTTGTGTTACGGTGGTGCTACTGCCTAATGATGAAATTGCATCGACGAACAAGTTACCTTGCATCTTCACACGGAAGACAATCTTATCACCATCAAGGAATGGATAGGAATGATATGTATCATTGTGTGAATAGTCGAAGCGTTCATTGCTAACATCTGCGTCGATTAATTGTTCTAACATGGAGTGACGGACAATATGGTTGTTTGATAATTCGGTAATGAATTGACCACCTAAATCGTCACCACTCAAGTCTTCTAAGATTGCGGTATCGTTCTTAATTGGCGCTTGTGCTTGTGGATGACCGAATAACAAGGATGCAACGTATTGTAAAAAGTGGTTACATATTGAACTATCTTGAGGAGTAAAACTCGAACCGACTTTGGAGAATTGAGTATAGTTTGGACCACCGACACCATCAACCGAAACTAATTGTAATGTACGTGCATTCGATGTTGAGTTTAACATGTTGATGTGGTCTTTTAATGATGCGGTATCGACGAATGAAATATCCATATCACCTGCTTCATTATCCTTGAATAAGAATGAGGATAAGAAGACATTTAATGATAAATCAGTCGTTAAATTGAAACTTGCATCTGGAAGACTGACTTCTTCACCGAAGATTTCAATCGATTGTGCTGACAAATCGAAGATGAATGGTAAATTAATAACTGCGGAACCACCACTTGAAGGTTGTGGTGGCGATGACAAGGTTAATGAAAAACTAGTACTGGTATTATAACCGTTACTATAATAATTATCAATATCCGAACGATATACAACATCAAACGTATATACACCTGGAGAAACAGATGAATCGTATGATAGAACTCCTGTAGTTGAATCGATCGAAATACCACTTAAATCATTTCCGATTAATTCCCATGTACCATTTATACTTGAACCGGTATTATTAATCGTTGCCGTACTAAACATTACATTTGAACCCGTTACGCCGGTATAACTGGTTGGATTTAAACTGATATCTGATGGTGGTTCGCGTATATATATAATTAGATCTACAGTAGTAGTATGTGCAACTGAATTTGGGTCGTTTGGATTTCTAACATCAAACGTAATTTTATAACTACCTGGGTTTATATTCGAAGGTTGAAACTGAATACCAAATGATGATGCATCAATTTGTATAGTTGTATCTAATAATGTATATGCATATGATTGCGGGTCATCGATATAACTCGATGTAATTGGGTCATAATATTGAATTGTTGTATTTTGTCTAATAATATTATCTGATGCATATGCATTACCTTGACCATCATTATAAACGTGCGGATATATAGTTTCATTGAATGTACTTGTACTTTCATAGTAAAATTCGAATCCACCTGATCCACTTGTATTATAGTCCATCGAAACTTGAGCATAAATTTGGACTATGGCAATTTCGAAATCACCGTATTCGTATGTAGTTCCGCCATTTCCATCGTCGATTTCTGCTGTAACTGTAACGTAATAAATCGATGGCATTTCTAGGGCTGGTTCGAAAATAACATCACCTGTATTTTGGTCTATATAGATAGATGATAACGCAACCATTTGACCTGAATCATATGCAGCAACCCTATAGGAAATCAATCCCGCTGGTTGAGGACTTTGGAGAAAAACTGTGGTTATTGGATCGGTTGTGTATACAGATACGTAACTTTGATAAGATAATGTTGCTGACATTTTCTTTTATTCTATATTATAGACATAGATATCTATATTGCATTCCAATTTTTAAAAAAAAAAGGATAGCAATGTGCTACCTTTTTGCAATAACGAGATTATATAATAAAACATGTGTTAATATTAAAATATCGAATCGTATAACATATGTCAAAGATATCATTAAGTGACTTTTTTCAAGTCAAACCGTTCTTGATTGCATTCAGTCTCACGATGCTATACGTGTATTGTTTTGCCAGTCGCCCAGAAGTCATCATAAAGTATCCCACACCTGAAAATGCACACGAATTTGTATTCAAAGACGACAGTGAAAATTGCTACAAGTTTCATACAGAAGAGGTCAAGTGTCCAACGGATACATCGCAAATAAACACACTACCGGTTCAACGTCGTGTCGAAACATTCCAGAATCGTCAATCCGAACCATCCCCATACAACCTTGATTCCAATGATGACGCAGAAGAATCAAACATGGTTTAATCGGAACGATAGATAATTCCTTTGTAAAACGCATAATTGTCAATCATCCGTGGTTCCGAATAATACGCGGATGCCATTTTATACGCAAAATAACGAGGAGGTTCGTAACTCCAACGTTTCACATCGCCCTCATAGATGCCCGAAACGTCAAAATCAAATAATTTAAATGTATCCTCACGAATGTCCATCGTTTTTCCAATATTGTCATATTTCCAATCGATATAGTAGATTCCGTGTGTTTGCATATGTCGCAATGCGCGCGTCATATCTTTCCAAACGGAATATACATTGTATTGTTTAAGAAAATGGCATGGAACAACCCGTTCCATATCGACGAAATTCGGTCCAACACGATATATATTGACAATATTCGGATGCGGATGGAGTTGCAAACGGCGACATATTTCCAATTCATTCTTGTTGCGTGTCATCTTTCTGAAAAATGGCATTCCACAATAGGTTTCGTCGCTTTCGATGGTATCCGCACCGGACCCGTTTATTCCGTCGAATGAATAAATGAGCGTTTTCATTGAACGAGTAATTGAAATGTCGTGATATAGATAAAATCCGTAATTATAATATACTTATTATACTTAATAGACCACTATGAGTATTTTAGACCGCATTACAAAAGACGATAAAGCACCTATTATATTTTCAATCATTTGGGGTATCGGTCTTGCTATCCTATTCCGCCGTTCCTGTCGTAATCGCCAATGTATCATTATCAAGGGACCTAAACCAGAAGAGTTAGAAAACAAGATTTATGCATTTGACGATAAATGCTATAAATACACGACAAAGACAACGAGTTGTAAAGTACCAGATAATCCATCGCGCGATTCCACTACTACTGACAACAATTCGGGACCGATTCAAGTGATTGAAACGCGTTCCGTCGTCGATAATACACCACTTGCCGGTTTTTTTAGTAAATAGTGGCAGTCGCTAAAAATGGATTATATGGATTATACTAAAATATAACATTACACTTAAAATACTGATATAAAGATATGTCCTTTT